CGGGGGCGATGGCCTCGGCCGCGACGGCCACGCGCTGGTCGGCCCAGACCTGCAGGGCGTGCACCGAGCCGCGCTCCACCGACACAGGGTGGGCCCGCATCCACCCGGGCAGCCGCAGCAGCCCGTCGATGGCCTGGTAGACCGTCACGCTGCGCAGGACCAGGCCCTCGGTCACCCCGTCGGCATCGCCGCAGACCACCACCGTGGCGGGGATCTCGAGGGGGGCCACCGCGTCCTGCGTGGTCGTGCCGTTGCCGGAGGCTGCCCCCGAGACCGTGACCGCCGCCTTGTCTGGCCGGTGCTGGGCTCGAATGGTGAGCACAGCGCCGCGCGCAAAGGTCAGCGCCGAGCTCGAGGCCACTACCGAGCCGCCGAGCTTCAGGCAGACCTTGTCATCCGACGCCCGGTAGAAGACCGAGCTATCGGCGTCGATGTAGAGCAAGACGCAGTCGCCGGCTGGCTCATCGTTGGCGAACTCGGGGGCAAGGACGAACTCGACGTCGAAGTGTCCCCCCATGGTGACCTGGGAGCTCGGCGCCGTGAGCTTGCCAGCCGACCGGACGAACGTGACACCGTCCGCGCCCATGAAGCTTGTCGGATAGAGCCTGGCCTCGACCTGGATCCCCCAGAAATACGTGGTCCCCGTGTTTGCCGCCGTCGTCGCCGGCATGGCGTAGATCTCGGCGGCGGTAGCCGGGGCGGCACCCGTGTACGTGTCCGACTTCGGGACCCAGGCTGCATCGACCCCAGACCATTGGATCACGGCCAGATCGCCGACCCCGGATTCCTTCGTCTTGAGAGCCGCGTTGACGGCCGCCAAGTTTTTGACCCAACCACTCAGGGTATGGTCGCCAGTCCCACCGGAAAGCCGGTCGATGTCGCCCACGAACTCGGCGGCGGCGCCGTCGTCATCCTGCACGCTGCAGGTTTCCGAAGTGCCGGCCGGGGTTGTCACCGCGGAAAGGACAGGCGTTCCCGATGGAGTCCAGTTGCCAAGATCTTGCTCGGTGGCCTCGTTGTTCGCCTCCGGCTCGAGCAGCAGCCCCCACGTGCTCCCGTCCTCGGAATAGCCACGCGGAGCGTTGAGGGGGAAACCAGTGCGGACGGTGGCCGCTCCGGTCCGCGAGCTCGTTTCGGCCGTGGCGCAGCGGTAGGTGAGCCAGTCCGGCAGGTCGAGCAGGCCGGCGCTGTCGGGCGTGCTGGCCTCCCATGAGCAGAGCTCGTCGCCCAGGCCAGACCCTGCGACTCCGAGCGCCACCTCGGCGTCGAAGGTCTCACCGATGATCCGTGCCGCGCTCATACCTCCGCCACCGTGATGTGGGACGAGTCGAAGTCGGCTTTCTCCCGGATGCTGATCGCGAGCTTGGTCACAGCAGCGGGGCTTGCCGGATCGATGGCCATGCGCACCGTCACCCCATCGACCCCGGAGACTTCGCCCGCCTCGAGCATGTCGTAGACAACGCCCTGGTAGTCGAGCGCCAGCACGTCGCGTCCGGGCACCTTGTGGTCCGCCAGGGCAACCTCGAGGACCTTCGCCGCCACCACGTCGGTGATGTTCGGCGTGACGGTGGCCTCAGCCGTGCTGGTCACCAGGTCGATCTCGAGGACAATGTCCACACTGTCGACCACGTCGAAGGCGACGGGCTGATCCACCCCCTCGCTGTCGACCACCGTGCCGGTGTAGTCGGTGCCGTAGGCCTCGCCGCCGGCACCCATGGCGCCCCAGATAGCCTCGAAGATGGCGTCCCTGGTCGCCGTCGTTGGGGTGGACGGGGTGGTCTCCACGACCACGTTGAAGGCCTTCCAGGGAATGCCGTCAGAGTCGACCGGATCGGTGGACGGGTTGTGGTAGACCCGCACGCTGACCACCCCCTCGACCTTGGACACGGCGCCCTGGATGGTCGCCAGCGGCCCCTGGCCCTGGGCGTAGAGCTCGGTGAGCCGACGCTTGCGCGCTGTCCCGCAAGCCTCCCGGAGCCGGCCGATGTCTGCATCGTCTGTCGGGTTGGTGAACGAGATCAGCCCCGCCACGACAGTTACGACCTCCCAGGTCGTGCCGGCATTCGCCTCCTTCGGGCCGGTGTCCACGGCGGTGAAGGTCGCATCGACCACCTCGGCCCCGTTGCCGGGAATGGTGCCGCTGGTGAGTTCCCACAGCGAGGCGTCGGCGGTGTTCTTGATCAGCATCCCATTGGGAGCGTCATCGTGGGGATCGCTGAACGTCAGCTTTCCCTCCACCGAGCTGCGCTTCGCCCCCTTGCGCACCGAACCCGTGAGCGCAAGCCGAGCGTCGAGGGCGCGGTAGGTGGCGCCGTTCGGGTCGAAGGACCGATAGACCGCCAGCCCGCGCTGCTGGGTGAGAGCGTCGAGCTCGGTCAGGATGTTGATGATCTGTCCGAGCTGCGACGCGGCCTTCGTCTTCACATTCACGCCGAACTGCGCCTCGAGCCGCGCGACGAGGTCCTCGCGGATCTCAGCCTGGGTCTCCGTGGTCAGCCCGTCTTCGTCCAGCCTCATGGCGTCACCTCGGTCTCAAAGTCCACGACCTCCGTCCCCACGCGGGCCCGACCGGTGATGGTCAGCACGCGGGTCGGGCGGTCGAGCTCGGTGGACAGCTCGAGCACGTCGTCGACGCCGTCCACGTCGCGGATGATGTGCTCGATGATGAAGCGGATGGCCGCCTGCGTCGTACCGCGCTTGAAGATGACCTGCAGGTAGGGCACCCCGGCGCCCTTGTCGTAGGGCGTCTCACCGAGCCAGGTGCCCAGCGTCATCTCGATGTCCTGGCGCACGGCTTCGGCACCCTCGACCCAGCTCAGGTCGCCCCCGGTCAGATCCACATCGTTGTCGGTGAACTTGAGATCCATCACTCCACCTTCACCTTCAGGCTGCCGATCTGAGCCGGGGTGATCGCGCCCAGGTTGGTGAGCAGGTTCGTCTTGAACGTCGCTCCGCCGTCGTTGGGGGCCGTGGCGGCATTCGTGATGGCCGTGACAAGCTCGGCGAGGAACAGCTCGGCCTTCGCCACGCTGTCGGCCGTCGCCTGCCGCCCGAGTTTGATCAGCGTGCCCTCCACCACCGTTGCGGTGAGGTCCGTCGCGGGGGTGATCGGCTGGGTGTCGGGGTGGAGTCCCGGGTGGAAGACGGCGTCCTTCAGCGCGTGGGTGAAGGCCAGCCCTGGATCGGTTGGCGCACCGGCCAGGCGCCACTGCTCGAGGGACCGGTCGGAGATGTGGAGCTCTCCGGTGTCGCCCGAAACGAGCGGAAACGTGACGTAGCCGGCCAGCGTCCTGGGCCAGACCACCGGGACCTTCATGATCTGGGTCGGGGGCAGGGTGGCTTCGCCGTTCGGGGGGGTGCCGGACGGCACCGCCCCGGCGGGCAGACGCTGCGGATCGGTGTAGCGGACCACCTGCTGCAGCTCGACCTGGACGTTGGCGGTCTGAGTCGCCGGGTCGTAGGCCACCACTCGGGCCGGCACATGGGTCCGGATCGAGAGCTTCACCTGCCGCCCCAGCGCACGCAGCAAGTCGGACAGCCGCGGGTTCGGCGGCAGGTCGAAGGGGTCGACGGCGCGGTTCTCTCTCACAGGAGCACCACCTTTCGCGCCACGCCCGTCATTGTCGACAGGCCCTCGGTGCTTCCACCAAAGCGGATCTCGTCGATGCGAAGCGGGCCGCCACCGATGACCTCACCGGTGGGACCGTTGATGGTGACCTGGCAGCCTGGGACCACGCCGGCCTGGGCGAGGGCCTCGAACTCGACGCCCCCGTCGTCGGCGACCCGCCAGTTCAGCAGCCCCGACTTGGGCGCCAGGATGGCGGGCAGCACGTCGTTCCGCAGGCCTCCGCGGTAGACCACGAACATCCCGTCGGCGATCCCCCAGGCCAGGCCCACGCTGGCCAGCAGGATGTCCAGCGCCTCCCGCGGCTCGTCGGCGTCGATGTGCTGAATGGTCGCCGCCACAGGGTTCTCACCGGCCGCCAGGCCGATGGCCGCCATGGCCGTGGAGCTTGGCGTGAGCCCCATCTGACCGAGGATCTGAGCCACCGCCAGCTGCACCCCAAGGCTGAAGCCGGTGCTGCCACTGGGTGGGGTGTCGCGCAGCGCCAGCCCACCATCACGAGCCTGGATGGTCGTGATGATGTCTGTGCCCTCGACTCGTTCCGGCACCATGTGCCAGGCGTCGCCCTTGAAGACGAGCTCGGGCAGCCCACCCCAGCCGATGTAGAGGGAGATGATGGTGGGGGCGAAGGCCGCCCAGGCCGCCGAGAGCAGCGCCCGGCTTACCGTGGCGAGGTTGTAGATGGTCAGGCTCACCGAGTCGGGATCGGGGCCGCGCATCTTGTCCACCTGCCAGTCGAGGCGCAGCCCCTGGCCGGTGAGGTTCTCCACCAGAATGGGGGGCCACATGGGCGGGTCGGTCGTGATGATGACCCGCGCGGCGACGTGGAGCAGCGGAGCCACGCTCATGACTCCACCTCGAGGTAGAAGAGCGCCGCCCGGCCCGCCGCGAAGTCCTCGAGGCCCGGGTCAGCGCCGCCCAGCCCCTTGTCGTGCACCCACAGCGGCCCCTCGGGCATGTCCAGGTGGCGGTATGGGTAGAGCAGGTCCACCCCACTCGACAGCCCCAGGCCACACACCACGTCGCCGGTATCGGACTCGACGTCCAGGTACCAGAGGCCGTCGGCCCCGTTGGTGTAGGTCGTGATCTGCCACGGCCGGCCATCGAGCTGCACCGTCTGCACGTGGTGGGTCTCGGTACCCGTGGGCTGGACGTCGATCTCGAGCAAGCTCATGACCCACCCCCGACGGTGGGCGGCACCCCGGTGGTCCCGGATGGCGTCGCCGTCTGCCCCACGGGCGTCGTGGCCGCCTGCCCTCCCCCGGTCGCCGCGTTGTTTCCAGGGCTCTGCGACGGATAGTCCGGGGCGATGAGGTCGCCCGTGAGCGGTGAGACGAGGCGAGCTTCGCGCACCGTGAGATTCACCACGGTGCTGTCGCCCTGCGCTGGCGACCACCCCTGCTGGATGAGGGTGATAAACGCCTTTGCTAGCCCCACCCGTGGGGTCACCACCATGACCGGTGACCGGGAGTCGGCGATGGCCTTCAGGTTGGCCGCTCGGATGAGGTCGAGCCGGAGCTCCGGAGGCGACGGGGCCGCTCCCATCGGCAGCAGCGGTGGAGCGGAGGCGACCAGCCCGGTGATGGTGATCTGCTCGAGGCGCTTGCGGACGTTGCTGGTGACGTCCAGGAAGGACTGGATCGCGTGCTCGGTGACGTCGTACTCGTAGACCGCCTGCTCACCATCGACCATGTCGAAGGTGACCCGGAGGGGGCTCAGGCCCGGCACGATGTCAGCGATGGGCTCGAGCGCCGTCACCCCGAGCGGGTCCAGGCGGAAGACGGAGCACGTCGTCGCGCCGAGGTTGCCGCCGAGCGGGTTGGGTACGAGCGGCCACGTCATCGGAGCACGTTGCCCGCGATGGCCTGACCGGCCTTCGCGGTCTCCTCTCGCAGCACGTTGCGGATGGCCTCGGCCGACCGCTTCGCCGCGTCGCCAGGCTCAGGCGACACGATGCGCTGCTGGTTCTGGAAGTTCTGGTTGATGGTGATGTCCATGGCCACCTGGGGCTTGACGTCCTTGGTGGCCGGCGACCGGTCCGCCAGCTGTGACAGGCGCTCGATCATCGGGTGGCCGCCGCCGCGGCCGGCGAGCAGGGCTTCGATGGCCTCGTCCACGGTGACGCCACCACGTCGTGGCAGGCCCGTGGCCATGCGGTAGAGGGCATCCTGGACCAGCTCGTTGCCCTCGGAGAACAGGGACGACAGCGGGCCCGGCCCGCGGCCCCGGCGCGAACGGCCCCCGCCGCCTCCGCCTCCGCCGCCGCCCCTACGGCGACCACCGCCGCCGGACGGTGCAGCTGAGCCCGAGCGCTTGCCTGTGCCGCCCCAACCCCACTCCTTCTTGAAGGCCAGGACCGCGGCCTCCTTCTTGGCTGACGCCTCCCCGGCCAGCGCAGCGTTCTGGACGTTGGTGGCGGTCAGATCAGCGATCCCGCTGATCGTGCCGACCGCTTGCCCACCCAGTACCGCGATTTTGGCGAGCTCGGCGCCGAGCTTCATGGTGACCGGGATGAGAGCAGCCATCGGGTGGATGCTTGCGGCAGCCGCTGAGGCGAGAGCGATGAACGCAACCTCCGCGGTGTTCGTGTCGATGCCGAGCGCCCGCATGACCTCGGTGACCGTCTCCAGGATGCCGTAGAGGGTGCTCGCCGCTTCGATGACGGCGTGGATGGCGTCCTCGAGCTTCTGGGCGATGAGCTCGTCGTTGGCCGCAAGCCAGTCCTGAAGGCGGACGATCAGATCCTCGATGGTCGGCAGCAGATTGACGGCCAGCCCTCGCACCAGGGCCTCGACCTGGTTGCGCACCTCGCCCAGCCGATCCTGAAAGGCCGTCGCCCGGTCGGCGTCAGCCTGGGAGAACACCCCCTGCGTCTGCGCCGCCAGCCGTGCAATCCCGGCGCTACCCTCGGCCAGCAGCGTGGCGAGCTGGGGGCCGGCCCGGGTACCAAAGATCTGACCGGCGAGGGCTGCGCGCTTGGCGTCGTCGCCTATCTTGTTGAGCCGGTCACCGATGAGACCGAGCTGCTGGGTGCGGGACAGACCGTCGAGGTCAGCCAGCGACAAGCCGAGCTCGTCGAAGCCGCGCTTCGCTTCCGCCCCGGCACCCTGACTGATGTCCAGCAGGTTCTTGTTCAGGGTGCGCATGCCGAGCGACAGCTGCTCGGCCCCCACTCCAGACTGCGACGCGGCGAACTGCAGCCGCTGGAGCTCCTCGACGCCGATGCCCAGCGCCCGGCTGAGCTTGTTGGTGCGGTCCATCGCGGCGGTCTGGCTGTCGACGAGCTTGTAGATGCCAGCCGCCGCGACCCCTCCGGCCAGCGCCAGTCCCTTGGCACCTCCGATGCGGTCCCACAGCCTCCCGACGGCCGCCCTCGCGCGCGCCGCTGCCGTGCGCACCACCCTGGACATACGTTGGAAGGCCCGGCCAAACCGCGTGGTCGCTACCGCACCGTCCCGACCCAGCGCCTTCGTGGTGCGCCGGAGGCGCTTGATCTTCTGCTCGACCTTCAGCGCCCCATCGAGCTTGACGCCGACGTTCACGAGCAGCGTTGCGATGTTAGCCATGGTCCGCCTCCGCCTTGGCGTTCAGCGCCATCGCCGCCTGCCAGCTGCCGTGTACC